GGTGCGATGACTGGACGTGGCGCGGATCTCTTGATCATTGACGACCCGCATTCGGAACAAGACGCGGCATCAGAGCTTGCCTTGGAAAATGCCTGGGATTGGTATTCCTCTGGACCTCGTTCGCGACTCCAGCCAGGGGGAGCTGTGGTAATCGTGATGACGCGTTGGGGAACAAAGGATCTGACTGCCAGGTTGATCAAGTCCCAGGTCTCGCACAAGGCGGACCGTTGGGAGGTAATCGAGTTTCCTGCAATTCTGCCTAGTGGTAATCCCCTATGGCCAAGCTTTTGGAAGCTTGAGGAGTTATTGGGCGTAAAGGCATCATTGTCCCCACAGAAGTGGAACGCCATGTACCAGCAGCAGCCTACCAACGACGAGGGCGCGATCCTAAAGCGCGAGTGGTGGCAGCTTTGGGAGCACGACTACACGCCCAAGATTGACTACATCATCCAGTCCTATGACACGGCGTACTCCAAAAAAGAGACGGCGGACTTCTCTGTCATTACGACCTGGGGCGTGTTCTACCCCCAGGAAGATGGGGGGCCTGCCATTATCCTCCTCGACATGCAAAAGGGAAGATGGGATTTTCCTGAATTGAAGCGTAGGGCCAAGGAGCAGTATGACGAGTGGAAGCCCGATAACGTGTTGATCGAGGCCAAGGCAACCGGTGTGCCATTGCAGCAAGAGCTTCGCCGAATTGGGATCCCTGTTACAATGTACACGCCAGGTGGACGCCGGTCAGGTCAGGATAAGATCTCTCGAGCCAACGCGGTGGCCCCTTTGTTTGAGTCCGGTATGGTCTGGGCCCCGGACACTGATTGGGCGATGGAGTTGATCGAGGAGTGTGCGGCGTTCCCAAATGGGGACAATGATGACCTTGTGGACTCGACCACCCAGGCGATGATGAGATTTCGTGCCGGGAATTTTATTAACCTTGACAGCGACTATCAGGACGAGAAAACCAGTGAGGGGCTTGTGCCGGAGTACTATTGAGGCATAGAATTGTAGCAACTTTTCTGCTGGGACCTTAATGGACCGAAACCTCGAAGACATTGACAGCTTGTCGGTAGCTCGTTTTGCCGTAGGCGGTCCTGTTGGCCAGATGCCTGCTGCAGAGCCTATTGAGGCTGACGGCCCGTTGTCCATGGCCCTTGGTGGGTTAATCGATATCAACAGTCTGTCTACTGTTGCCTTTGCTGAAGGAGGCGAGGCCAGGAGTGAGGACGCGTATACCGAGGCTGAGATTGCCAGGATGCGTGAGGCGATGCAGATGGGCCAGCCTCAACGAAAAGAGTCGGAGTCTCCGACGCGACAGGCGGTCAAGCGTATTATTCCAAGGCCCACGGCCCAAGGATCACAGCAACCCCAGCAACCATCCACTCTTTCCCGGCAACAGCTCTACGCGTTACCTCCGTATTCTTTGGATATGGCTGGCAAGCTTGGCAGGGTTGGTCCTATCCGGCGTGCCGAGGGAAGTCCTGAGTATGGCGAAGTAGCGGAGCAGATGACTGTTGGCACGTTGCCCACGGACCAAGGGCCACAGGGGCCGAGTCTTGCAAGTCAGGGGTTAGATCTTTTGAAGCAGGCGGGTAAGACTGTGTACGGTAACTTGCGTGAGGCGGTGACGGACCCGGTTGCGTTTAATAAGCGTGCGCTTGGAAACGTTGCACAGCAACTCCAAAGTGATCCGCAAGAATTCATTATGAACTGGACCGGTGGTGGTCTGGGTGGAATCATCAAGCCCAAGGGCGGAAACGTGCTTTTGGAGAACGTAGACAAAGCGATTGCGGATCTCCGTCCTCAAACTGGAACAGGGCTTTATGCGTCTGAGTATTTAGATGCTTTGAAAAAAGTAGCCACCCCAGAGAAACTTGAATCTCTTCCTATGGTAAGAAGGGAAGCACTTCAACAAAGAATAAAGGCAGCAGAGACGCCGGCCGCTTTGGATAACTGGGTCCAAAACAAATTGGGAAAGTACATCCGTACGGACATGGGCAGTGAGGCAGATCCTGTTCGCAAGCTTGCCGATGAAATGAGCGAAAAGGTCCAGGCGGATTATCAAGCTGGATTAAAGCGCATCGCTAAAATGAAGGACGACATCGCCAAGGCAAAGGCCAAGGGCAAAAACACAGACGCGTCCGAGGCAGCTTTGGACGACGAGATCGAGAAGGTTGAAGCGGCCTTTCAGGACACAAGCAGACTTCCGATTCAACTAGGCCCGTATACACATCCAGCTTTAAGAACTGGAGAGGCACGAGAAAAAGCAGGCTTTTCTCCTTTCCCCATTTCAAAGAGTAATCTTGGCAAGCAGTGGGAAGAGGAAGCAGACTCCTACTTCATTCCGCATCGGGCTGGGGACCTGGTTGAGGCAAACTCACCGGACCTAGCGGCTAATCCTTGGATTGCAAAGATTAACCCAAATGAGATGGTCTACTCTGTAAGTCCGTATGTAAGTGGGAAGCAGATGTTCACGCATACGATTGACGAATTAACAAACGCCCTGCGTCCGAACACGGACTTGCCACCTAGCCTCAGACTCAAGCCAGAGGACATGGAGCAGTTAAGCATTGAGAAGGCTTTCCGCCAAGTCAATAAGATCAACGACTGGCGCATGCAACAACGGGCGCAAGCAAGTCTGGAAGAAGCGAATCGTGCAGCTACGACCTTTAAGGAATATCCGAATTCGCCGCGTAAGTTGAAGTGGCAGGAGCTAAAAGCTCCGACCTATACTGAGTTGCCTCCAGGTTATGAAGTAACTACAAGTCCATCTGGTTCCTCACTGCGGGGACCGGACGGGCAAAAGTTAACTTCGTTTAACATGGATTCACCAACCTCTGTACGGGATCAAGCGCTGCAGTTCCTGGCCAAGAATGATCTTGAGCGGGCCTTGAAGTATGAGGGCTCGACCATGCGCCATTGCGTTGGTGGATACTGTGACGACGTCTGGACGAACCAGACGCGTATCTTCTCGCTGCGTGACAACAAGGGCGAGCCGCATGTAACGATTGAGACGGCGCCTGCGGACATCAGAAACAATACCCCAGCAGATTTTGTAAGAGAGCAACCAAATAATTTTGGTTTAAGTAAAAGAGACCTAGAAGAATTTGAGTACTATTATGATCCCAGTTTTAAATCTGGAATAGATGCGGATTCTTTTACAAGCGATGACAGACTAGATTATTTCAGGGGCCTTTCTAATTACATTATGAAATCCCCAGAGTTTAAGGAGTGGCTTAATTCTAAACCTGCTGAGATTTTGCAGATCAAAGGTAAAGGCAATGACAAGCCAAACGAGAAGTACATTCCGTTTGTTCAAGATTTTATAAGATCGCAGCGGTGGAGTCGTGTTGGGGATCTTGATTACACAGGCCTTGTTAAAATTAAGAGAAGAATGGTCGAATCTTTAAGATCTAAAGGTATTAAACCAGACGTATTTTACTTAGAAGGTAGGGACCCTGTTGATGACTATAGGAGGGACTTTTTAGACCCAGGAGTTCAGCCTTACGTTACTAAACAAGAATTTAACCGCCTGGCAGATCTGCTTGGCGGAGTTGAGAAATACCCAGACTAACTTGACCAAACAGAATAAATCAAGTAAAAGACAAAGATTATGCCCATTGACAAAATAGTTAACGAAGCCCCGTCAGAGTCCGAGCTCAAGATTGAGATCGAGCAAGAAGGCATGCCGGACATCGAGATCGTCTTGGAAGAAGACGGCAGCGCCGTGGTCGAGATCGGCGAAGATGAAGACAAGGATGTGGACTTCTATGCCAACCTGGCCGAGGTAGTAGACCAGGACGACCGGCAACGGATTGCCTTGGACCTTGCTGCTTTGTTCGAGGCAGACAAGTCCAGTCGCCAAGACTGGGAGATGATGTACTCCAAGGGCTTGGAACTATTGGGCTTAAAGATTGAAGAGCGCACCAAACCCTTCCGGGGCGCCGCTGGTGCGGTGCATCCAATGCTGACCGAGGCCATTGTTCAGTTTCAGGCCCAGGCGTTTAAGGAACTAATGCCAGCAAGCGGCCCTGTGCGTACGCAGATCCTTGGCAAAGAGACGTTAGAAAAGGCCCAGCAGGCCGCTCGTGTCCAGGATTTCATGAATTACCAGATAACTACGGTGATGAAGGAGTACACACCGGAGTTTGACCAGCTGCTTTTCTATACCGGATACGGCGGATCGACGTTCAAGAAGGTATATTACGACAACCAGGTAGGACGGATGGTGTCAAAGCTGGTCTTGCCTGACGATTTATTCATCCCGTACTTTGGCTCGAGCGTCATGAGCGAGTGCCCACGGATCACGAACCGTATTCCGATGGACTCAAACGACTTTCGCAAGCGTGTTGTGAGCGGGGAATACTTAGATTTAGACATCCAACCGGAAAACTACCCGATAGATGCGAGCCAAATCACGTATTCGGTGGACAAACAGACGGGAGTTGTGGAAACAGGCTCTCCTTCCGAGATATTTTTGCTTGAATACCACGTTGATTTGGACCTTCCAGGCTTTGAAGACGTGGGTGAGGACGGTGAGCCCACTGGGATCAAGCTTCCTTACGTCGTAACAATCGACGAAACCAGCGGTCGGGTGCTTGCAATCCGTAGAAACTGGGTCGAGGGCGACGAAAAGTGCTGCCGGCGTAATTATTTTGTGCATTATGTGCTTGTAGAGGGCTTAGGCGCCTACGGTTTGGGCTTTGTACACTTGATTGGTGGGCTGTCAAAGACTGCAACGTCTGCATTGCGTCAACTTTTGGACGCAGGAACGCTTGCTAACCTACCAGCAGGCTTTAAGGCCAAAGGCGCACGGATCTCGGACGACGATAATCCGATCCAGCCTGGCGAATGGCGCGATATCGATGCGGGAGGCGCGGAACTTCAGTCCTCTCTCATGCCATTGCCGTACAAAGAGCCGTCGCAGACGCTGTTTCAACTCTTAGGGTTCACGGTTGAGGCAGGAAAACGCCTAGCAAGCATTGCTGACATGCAGGTTGGTGATGGTAACCAGCAGGCAGCCGTAGGAACAACCATTGCGCTCTTGGAAAAGGGCTCCAATGTTATGTCAGCCATCCACAAGCGCATGCATTATGCGCAGAAGATGGAATTTGAACTCCTGGCCAAGGGCTTTGCGGAGTACCTACCTGATGAATACCCCTATGATGTACCGGGCGCTAAGCGTACCATCAAGAAGAAGGATTTTAATGACCTGGTCGCGGTTTTGCCTGTGGCAGACCCGAACATATTCTCGACCGCGCAGCGAATTACGCTGGCACAGACGCAATTACAGCTAGCGCAGTCCGCGCCTCAAATGCATAACATGTATGAGGCGTATTACAGGGTCTATGCGTCGTTAAATATCCGGGACATTGACGGTATTTTGCGCCCGCAGAATAGCCAGATGCCTAAAGACCCGGCAAGCGAGAACGCGGACGTTATGGACGGCATGACCTTGAAGGCCTTTGCTGGCCAGCAGCATGATGCCCACATTGCCAGCCACCTGATGATGGGCCTAAGCCCATTGATTCAAACTATTCCCATGGCCGCAATGGAGTTGCAAAAGCACATTCTTCAGCACGTCCGTATCAAGGCCGAGGAAGATGTTGAGGCAGAGCTCTTTGTGCAGTACGGCAAGGACCCTGACCGCATGGTCTCGGCCATCCAAAAGGAAGGCATGGTTGCGCTCAAGATTGCTCAGTATATGCAAGAAGTTCGTGGCTTGCAGTCCCAGTTAGGCGGTGGCGAGGGCCCTGATCCAGTGGTCGCGCTCAAGGCAGAGGAACTAAAGATCCGCGACGAGGACAACAAACGCGACAATGCAATCGCGGAACAGCGCCTGCAGCTAGACGCTCAAAAGGCCACGCAGACTGCACAAGCCAACCAGGCTAGGGTAAACTCGCAGGAAAACATTGCCCAGCTTCGCGCCAACATCGCTCGTGAGCGGGTGGCGCAGATTAGCCAACAACAAGGGAAGAAACCAAATGCCGCTTAAAAAAGGATCGAGTCAAAAGACCATCTCTGGAAACATTGGCGAGATGGTTTCGAGCTTTAAAAAGACTGGGAAACTCGGCACTAGCAAGCCCAAGAGCAAATCTGCTGCCGTGAAGCAAGCGGCAGCGATTGCCTATTCTGAGGCGGGTAAAAGCCGAGGGATGAAGAAGGGTGGCAAAGTCCAAGGTCCGTTTATGGAAGTTCTTCGTAAGGACGCCCTGAAGAAAACCAAAATTTATTAGGAGTTAGATATGCCCATGTACCGTAAACCTACTGCAAAAGAACGCGCCAAAATTGAAAAGGCTCGTGAGAAGACTGTGCAAGGCATGGCAGGCGAGAAGGACATCCTTTCTCGTTTTTCGACGACCTCGGCCAAGGCCGCTCGCGATATGACCAAAGAGGGCCGCAAGATGATGGAAGAGGTTCCGGCAGAGGCGCGGGCCTATGAGGCTGAAGAGGGCAACCCTGGCGTTGGAACGTATGCCAAGGGCGGTCTGGTAACATCACGGGGACAGGGTAAAGTAATCCGTTCTAAAAAAACCAGAATTTGTTGATAAAGCGCCTTTCAGACGGTGGCCAAAACCGTCTGCTACTTCATGGAATATTAAACCATGCTTGAATTTGCAGAAGCTATATTAAAAGAAATTAGAAAACTGCAGCAGGACTCAGAAGCTATCGTCCTCGCCGGAAGCATCTCGGACATGGAGAGATATAGGTTCATGATGGGTCGTCTGGAAGGCTTAAAGTTGTGTGAGATCGCTACCAAAGAATTACTTAAACGTTCTCAACAAAACGATTTTTAACCTAAAGGAGCG